AGTATTTGAAGAAGTTTTTGCGGATCCAGACCTGCGTCTTGTGCCATTCCTCTGATTTGACGTTGAGAGAGTTTCAACCCACCGGCTGATGCCTTATCAAATGCATCTTTTATTAGTTTGTATTTGTCTTCAACTGATGCTGCCATAAGTGCTTGTGCTGAAACGAATGGTCCACCAAAGGCGACGTTAAAATTTTGTGCTGCTTTAGCGGCGCCTTCAAAAGAGTCCATTCCTAAGGTTAACCCAAGAAGTTCAGAAACTTCCATGTTCAATCTCTTTGCTTCATGTGACATGCCCCGGAAAATCTTTTCACTTTGACCCTCGAACATTGCCAGTGTTGGCAAACTCTGTGCGTATTGTGTTACAATCTCATTTGGTGCTCGACCAAGTTCGTCTGCCAACTGCTTCATCCCACCTAGTGTTTTATTTGCCTGTTCTGGACTCTCCTGTATGGTGTGAGTATGGTATTTTATAATATCTGCCATCGCTGCTTGACTGACGCCTGCTTCGCCGAGTATGGCCATATGACTGCCAAGCGCTCTTACTTGAGATCCCGTTAATTTATCAAAGTTGGTTACGGCAGTGTGCATCGAAGCAATAGACTCTTTTACCTTCATAGGCATCTGTGTACCAATCGCTTCCAAAGGTCCAGATATGTCTCTTAAGTTTATGTCTTTTCGAGTCAATCCAGTTTCCTTGAACAATTCTGCTGCAGAAGAGTCAAACGCCAACGTATTTGTGATTATCCCTGATGCAACAGAAGACAGGACGTTTGTGAGTGTTAGCGTTGACTTGAGCGCCTTTGCAAACCCCTTCATGAACCCCTTTGCACCGATGCCTTCCCATTCACGAGACAGACCGAGGGTCGCTTTAAGCATTTGGTCTGTAAACGCAGCACCCTTTTGGATGGATAGCAAATGGTTTTGCTTTTTTCTGGCTCTTTCACTGTATGCTTTATATAACTTTTGGTGATCTTTTAACTCTTCCTCTGTATATTCACCAGAAAGTATCATTTTGTCTATTTTATCTTTTATTAGATTTTGAGCATCTTGATGTATTCCCAGTATCTCCTCTTCTACATCCATTATGTCTTTTAAGATATTCTCGTTGTCTCTGATAAGGTCAACTTGTTCTTTGAAAAAACCAGAAATTGCTTTTGTATCTGTTAGACTTTCTGCCAATGATTGGCGACTGGACTGTACGTGAGCGAACGCTTCAACCAACTTTTGGAGGTCTGCTTTCGTTGCATCGCCTGCAGACAGTTTCTTGAGTATTCCCTCTAAGTCAATTTGGTTATTTTCAGCCATTTATACTTGCCATCCCGATCGCTCTTCCATCTACGCTAAGTGTAACCTTGTTGGTCACCCTGGACACTTCCATGATCGTGTCTCTTATACTATATATCTCCTCCAACAATAAACCATCTTTCTTGGATTTCTCAAAATCTCGCTTTTTAACTGGTGCTGGTGACATAGCATGTGCAGTGTCATCCACTCTAATCGTCTGCACGCCATCGTTTGTGTTTGAATTTGAGAAGGCGCCGGGTTTACCCTCTATAGTCGTTGTATTTCCAGTACTTGCGGAACTATGCTGCTTCTTATACAGGTCTTGATATGGCAATACCGACCAGGTCATCATCCATTCGCCGATGGCAGGGGCAAGTTTTGGCGCTGATTTCTGAAGTAATCCTGAAAGTGTTCTACCGATGTAGTCGCCTGCTATATATCCAAGTACCGATGCAGCGAAGGCGAGGGGTCCGCCCAAACTGCCAATTCCCCCCAAAAAGGCACCAAGAGACATACCGATGGTCAATGCGAGTGCTTCATCTAAGAAAATTCTACCTACAGCATCATGCAAAAGATTGCCCTTCAACCCTTGTGCGATGGCAGACTTAATTTGACCATGGGCCGAGGCGATTGTAATTATCGGTGAAATAAGGACCCCAAAGATCCTACCAAGAGTTTTGCCGCCGACTGAAGAGAAAAATTTACTAAGTGTCCCCTTTGCTCTTTTGAGGGCAGCGCCCGGACTCATCTTTGATAAAGTTTTCCCAATTCTACCTGCATACTTAGAGACGAAACTACCCACGGCGCTGTTGCGAATTTTAGAGGCGCCCTGTAGGACTTTATTCTTAGCGGCAGCAAAAGCGTCAACGGTAAATTTCTTTACGTTCTTTGCCTGCCTGACTGTGAAGTCTTTTGTTGCTATAGCGAAATTCTTTGCCTTACTAACTTGACTCGTAGCAAAGTCAGCACTTGCTCGATATGCTCCACTTACTTTTGCGCTTGCTTTAGCCCAAAATCCTACTGGGGCAGGTGCAGGTAACGTTGTACCCTTCGGCAAGAATGATCCGCCTCTATAAAACTTATCACCAATAGTGATGCCACCCTTGGGCGCACGGACTTGAGGTGCGGTGGTTCCTGGGGCTGTGGGTACCTTACTTCCCCTGCCGCCCTGACCTTTGCCTTTGCCTCCGCCTTTACCTCTGCCTTTACCTTTGCCACCGCCTCCTCCCCTGGTACCAAAGAAAGATACAAGCATTGGTTTAAGGGGTGTACCCACGGCAGCCCTAATTAAGTTTGCGGTTGTGATAGCGGCAGCGACTGCGCCTACACCATAAAGAATTGTTTTAAAGTTCTTCATCGTATATGTGATTGACTTCATCACAAGTTCGTTTTGCATCATTGCGAGAGCAAATTTCTGCCCGATGCCTGCCAACCGAGCTTGTACTACCTTTTGCGCATCAAGAGATTCCCTAAGAGCATCTTCTTTTTGCTTTTTAGTAGGTTTCTTGAGTTCTTTTGCCATGTCAGTTTCAAGTTTGCTAAAGTCGCCATTAACTATGTTTGAGAACTTATCACCCGTGATGTTCATCGTTTCAAATATTGATCTTCTGACGTTACTGTGTATTGCACCTACGTTAGATTCTGCCCTCTTGTATGCTTCAGCGATGAGTTTTAATTTCTCGTCAGGATCCGCTGCAAGCAACTGCACCCCGTTTAAGTAATTGCCTCCCAAGAGCGCATTGAACTTTGCTGCCTGTTCTAAAGCGTCCTCAGTATTGTCAAGTCCGTCTGTCAATTCTTGTAGGTCTTTAACATCAACGTTTGTCCGCTTTGCGACGTTAGCAATGCGGCGGAACATCTCCATGCCGCCTTCACGCCCATACCTTACATATTGAGGCATAACGGCAGCCATGTCTCTAAACGACTGTTTGATACTTCGCTTAGTCTCCAGTGCGACGCCGTGGATAAAGTCCTGTGCATCAAGTATATCTTCAGAACCAGACTGAAAGGGTCCTGTGAGTGCGCTAATTCCCTTGGCTATATCAGCGGTCTGAACACCCATTGCAGATAACTCCGCACTTCGTGCCATCATCCTGTTGTATTCTGGGGATCCTGCGCCGAGGTTGTCAAATGCTGGGATTGCATTCTTTATCTCATTTTGTACCCTTGCGATTACATCGAAAGGCGCAACGACTGCTCCTCGTGTTATTTCCTCCGCAACGCCTTGAATACTCTTGAGACCATCCTTAAATCCACCTTCCCTAAAAGCGTGCATGCCGGCGGTTTGGGCACTCAGGAACATTTGAGCGCCATTACTAAAAATAGTTGTCAACAAATTGGTAGCGGTAATCGCCTTGCGCAACTCTCTTCTCATGCCCTTGAGGGCACCCATCATCTTTTTCCCGCCAGAACCGTCATAGACCTTACTGATGCCAAAAGTAGCAGCGAGCATCAATTCGGCAGTGGCGGCACCCTTCCTTTCGGAATGTTCCTCTTTCCTACGAACCTTCTCTATCTTTGAAAGTTCTCTTATTTGCTTTTGTATATCCTCTACTTCTTTAGGAGTTAAGTGCTTATGCTTTGCGTGTAGCTTTAAAGACTCTGCCAGGACTCGCTTTTGCTGTCGGGCGATTATTGATTTTGCTTCATGGTAGTGTTGCTCGTCAATGAAAGATTTCTTTTGACTATCTAAGAATTTCTGATTTTGCTTCTGGAGCGCTATTAGCGTTTCATAGTTCTTCTTTTCAGGTTCTGAACCCTGAGATAAAACTTTGTCATACTCTTTCTTGAGTCTTGCTATTGGAGACAAGTCTTTCTTTGTTAGTTTAACGCCGGTTCTTTTGGATTCGTTATACTTTTCTAGAAATTCTAGTATTACTTTCTGGTTAACTGCCACTTATGACCCCCTACTTGAAAGGCCATACCAATCCAGTATCTTTCTCGAAGGATCGAACTGACTTATCTAGTTTGTATTTGTCACGAAATACTTTTGGATTATCCAATCCGTACTGCGACATTGAGGAGATGTACCTTTTCTCTCTCGCCAGAGTTCTTAGAAAGGAGTCGATCTGGGTCTGTGAACCTCTGACTGACACCGGAAAGAACTCACCCGTAAACAGAGCGTTTAAAACGAGACGCATTTGTGCACCCATGGCGATTAGTGAACTTTCATCTATTTTCGTAAAATCTATTATAATCTTCTCTTGACTCATGGTGTGCACTCCACTATTAATTAGTTTTAGACTTTAGAAATGGTTGTTAATTGTCATCTTCTAGAATTCTTAGATTTACGAGCGTGCTCTTCTGCTTTCTTGTTCTCTTCTTCGAAGTGCTTACTCAGGCGATCAATAAACCACATCCTTATCTTTATAGGTAGGTCGTATACGTCATAATAATTCCATTTTCCGTGCTGAACAAGATAGAAGATCTGTTCGTGCACATGGAGCATATGATCAGGACTCAGGCCAAAAAAACGTCGCCTCCAGGGGCACCTCCATTTCGGTTACCGCACCGCAATACAAGCACTCTATCTCTTCCTTGAGATCAACGTTAGGAACAATTCCTGGGTAATGTTTTCTTAAATATCTCGAATCCCTAGCGGGCATATTCATGATCATCTCCGACACTTCGGATCTGTTATCATTCCCGTCAATTGAATGAATGATCATCTTAAGAAAATCAGTAGTTGTGGAATCAGCCAGTTTGTTCTTCTCTCTCAATTGCTGAGACTTGAGAATTCTGCTCTCATCCTTTGACGTCACCATCTTCAATTCAACAACATGACCAGATACCGGAAGGGTTGCCTCAAATCGATTTGATGCGTTCATAGCGAACTCTGATGTGTCATCTCCGCAAGTATAATATTTACTGTAATCAGACAAGTCAAAAGCGTGTTCCGACTCAGTACTACACTCAGGGCACGTAATGTTCACTTCATAATCTGGACCATACCCTGTAACTCTTGCTGCAATCATAATTGCAGACTTGTCTCCTAAAAGGAGATCGTCCACCTTGATTCTGCTATCGCATATGATCCCTTGTACGAACCGGTCTAACGCCAGTCCTTGCTTAAGCAGGGATGGAGAAGTTAGTATATCCTCATCTCTTGCTGTCATGTATCGTATCTCCACGTGCTCGACTCCACACAGTGGGTGACCGGGTGGATAAAACCTGCCCTGGGAAGGCAGGGGTACTGCCTCCACAGTTGAGGTTCTAGTCGATGTGTCTTGTGGTGATTGTGCAGACGCCGGAGGCGCTTGTGGCGCCTGGGATTGAGTATCTGCTGCAGGGGATACTCTTTTGGAATTTCTACTCATATAACCTCACTTTTAATAAAACTTAACAAAAAATTCTCTTTACATTATACACCATAATACAAGTTATTTTAACCTATATTATAGTACACCCTCGTTGCCACCGAAGTCGCCACGCTGTTGTGTGTTAGTCAAATTGCCAATCGGAGCAGTCGATACCTGATCTCTGATTACGCTCTTGTCTGCCCAATCAAATCTCATTGTCAACTCCACATTAACCAGGTCGTCTGCTTCATAGTCCAAGTCACCAAAGTTTACACTCTTGATCCAAGGGTTATAAAGTTTCCATGTCTCAATCGGAGTTCCGTTCTCATCAATAGTGTGTATGAAAACTCTCCCGCCGACAGCTTGAGTGGCACGTTCTTTAGAGAAGGTTATCGCTTTCCCATTCTCATATTCCTGTCTCGTATTCGAGGCGTTCAAAAAATCATGCGGAGGAACATACCCAGACTGCTTGATTAGTTCAAGCATAGTGCCTGATGCATCTGGATCAACAGGATCAACTAGCGTCATGCTAATCTCTTCCCACTCCAATCGACCTGGGTAATAAAACTTGTAATTAATAAAACTGTGCTCTGACTCTGTTATCGAAAAATTCGGTTTACCTGTGGTCTTAACAATCCACTGTGGTATGCCGTTAAAGGACAACAGGAATCTATATTTTCTCTTCGGTTCGATTGATGCATCTGACCAAAATCTCTGCTTTGCCATTATAAAATTCCTCCTAACACTATTAAATAGTGTCTAATGTTTTTTAATCTTCAAATGATGCGCCAGAATTCGTAATAACGAAATCTATTGCAATAAACTCAATTGCACGTGCAGGTTTCAAGAAAATCTTAGCGTACATAATATTTCTATCGATCAAATCTGGAGTAGTTGTAGTCTCGTCGAGAATTACTCTATACTCAGAAAGACCCAGTCTTGACTTAACTCTATCCAAGAACGGTTCAACCTGACCTAGGAATCGATCCCATGTCGCTTGGACGTTCTGATCAAAGAGCAATCTTGCTGCGATTCTGGAAACTTGCTTCTTTACGAATATCATCAATCTTCTGACATTAATTCTATCAAGTGCCGATGGCGTAATTTGAAGAGTCTTCTGTCCGAACACCACAATACCCTCTGCTGGGAATTGAGCGATTGGATTAATATTTGTTTCATACAGTCTGTCTCTCTCTTTTGAACTTAGTCTTTGAGAAACTGCAAGCACTGGAAGTCCGCCGGCACCCTCAGAGAGTCCGCCACGTGTAAATCCTGCCGGAGCAAACCACAATTCTGAGTTTCTTTGTGTACTAGCGAAAGTACCCAGTGCTACTACAGAAGGTGGTACCCAGAGGCGTTGTCCACTAATAGGATCACCAACCTTAACCCATGGGTAAAAGCAACATGCGTAACTAGTATTGAGTCCTCGACCTTCCAGATTCGCAATGGCAGTCTCTACCTTGGAATTGGAGATTCTAGTCTTAAAACTGTCTGTGTTCTCTGTTTCAGGTATATACCCACCTGCTTCAATGTCAATGACTGCAAGAGCATCAGCACGGTCTTCGCAAACACGAATCATGTGGTTGGTAACTCTACTCTTTGTAACGCCGGGCACTGCCAATGAGTTCATTTCAACAACTTCTGGGTCCGCAACTGAATCAATCGCTCTCTTTATTGAGGCGAGTCCATAACTCGTTGTCTCGTCTCCTGTAAGTGCAGTGTTTCTAAATGGTTCTGACTCTGTTATGTCAAGTCCGTCAAAACCACCATAGACAGGAATAGTAAACTTGGTGTATCCCGTCTTTATAAGGTCTTTGTAACTCTGGCGACCAGCAGTATATGAAATACCACTCTTTCTAGCGTCTGGTACATAAACTGCGGTTCTGACATTTGCTGGTGCAAGGTCAGGTTGTGCAGTGCCTAATTTACTTAACGATCCAGTGCTCGAAACAGCAATTAAATCGTCAAGAGTAAAGTAAAAACTTGTTTCTGTTGTGCTGTCATTTGCTGCAACGACGCCCTTACCCATATATGGTGACCCCAACCTTCTTGTCACGTCAGTGAAAGATGGATCAAATTTAGGATCCGTAGGAGTTCTATAGGTAGATACACCGAAGAACGACTTCTTTGGATCCGATAGACCTTCTGCTGATGACGTCAATCTCAAGGGCAACGTTGGATAAAGCAAGGAAGATGTCGACTGTGCCTTGAAACCTAACATTGAATGCTTTCCGTTGAGTGCTGCTTGCCCATGTGCGTTGAAGGCAGTGAGGTCGATCAAGACATCAGTAGTGCTTTGTGGAATCTTTGGTGCTTCGATGCCCTTGAAATCCTTTGCTGCATATACAGATACTGTAGTAGTCTTGTACCTAGGAGGACCATAGAATCCAAAAGGAAGATACTGTGAATCCGTAACACCCTGGTCTACGTCCTGGTCCATATCCACTCTAAAGTACTGTGATAAGTTTGGATTGTTACCGTAGACTCTGTATCGGTCATCAGCTTCGTCCCACTCACGATACTGATCGCCAATCTTTCTTGCAACATAGTTATTTGAGTTCGGATTCAAACTACACTGTGAAAATCGCTCCAGTATTACCGGGCGCTGATCGTTGTCTCTTATATCTCTGATTAGAACAGAGAAAGTTCCGTAAGGATCGACGTCGTTTCCTGCCTTGATGTCTGCAATTGAAATCTTCAAGTTTTTAGTGTTCCATCCACCATCGTTGACACCAACAAATCTAAACAACTTCTGCATTGCAGTAGTGGTGTATCCCGTATGGTTGCCGTTAATATCTTGAGAGAATACCCATCCTGTTACAGAGTTTTCATTTGCAATCTTTCTTGCAAGACCCAATGTCTCTTTGTGAAGTGGCATGACCATTGCACTTAAATTGGCGGGTGCACTATCTGCACCAAGGTGAGTAGTGTTGTCGCCATTAACGCCGTGAACATCCTTTACAAATCTATCGAAGGTCTCACCCAACCAATACTTCTTGAGACCACCAGCAGTGATGACATCCGAGTTAGTAAGAGTGGGGTTCGTGTTAAAGACCTTTCTGATGTACTTATCCGAGTCTCTGTCGAAGTTAAAAACAACTGTCTTGTGAGCAGTGGAACTACCCTCATCGAACAAGAGTGCCTTAAATTCCATTTTCGCAGAATTCGTTGTCTTGATCATCACGCCTGAACCAGTCGCTTCGTTGGATAGTGATCCAGAACCGAACTTCGCTCCTACACCCATATCTGCTCCATACGGTGCACCTGGAGTCTGTGGGTGACCAACGTTACCGGATAGTATTATGCCACCTTGCTCAAAGTACCATACGGCTGCCAATGTACCAGTCATGTGGTCGGCCGAAGATTCGCCTTCAGGTCGCTTGTGACCAAGAACCTGCGTTCTTCTATCCACACCACCAGTTGAAAAAAGATACAGTCCATACATTGCTGACTTTGTTGCGCTTGCTGGATCTGATGCGTCAAGAGTTTGCCCTAACTGCCACCCTGCTTCGCCAGAGGTGCTAGAGTTTGAATCCTCGACACCCAAAAGTCTAACGACGTTGACTGGACCTGCATTTCTCAAATACGCTTGTGCTGCGTATGCTGCATACGTTGGAGCGGTATAGTTACCATCTCTCCAGACGTCTCCTCCTGCTCCACCTGGAACTGGATTTCCAAAGATCTCTACAAAATCACTCATTGAGTCGATTGTTACTGGTAGAAGACCTGGACCTTTCTGTAGGCGACCAATCACTGTTGGTCCTACTGGTTCTGGTTCTCGTGCTGTTTGTGAATTGTCTATCTCATTTAGAAAGACACCGGGCGATACAAATTTAAACTTCTTTACGGACATACTGGAATTCTCCTTTTTATTTAGTCAAAAAGACGACTTGTTTTTTTATTTTCTCTCTATTAAATAGTATTTGTAATTTCCAAAAGTTGCGAAAAGAAAAAAGAAAAGAACAGGGGGGCACTTGGCCCCCCTTGGGGAAGGTTTTGCTGGTAGGATTAGGCACTCAGACCTAGAGAGATGCTCCCGAACCTGAGAGGTACTGTACGACCAAAACATCATTCGAATCCATCGTAAGTGTTGGGTGAAGGAAGATCTCCGTGCCTGCCTTTGGATTTGAACCAGATACGATTGTCTGAGTAAATCCGCCCGCAGTGTCTGGTTCGCCATCAATTTTTGATGAGGATGAACCGACGCCGAAATTACCTATGGCTGCGCTGGTGGAAGGACTCCAACCCAGACTCTGCCCTGCTGTAATTCCAGCATGCCCGCTGCCGTCACCAATAAATATTCCACCTTCAATAGTTCCTGCCTTGTAGGTGATTTCAATCGATGCCGTACCGTTAATACTGCTGGTAGCATTGTACGTCACAGTTGCGAGATCTGCTCTCGTATTCAACTCAGTGTTCATTGCTGTTGCAAGATTAGACACAATATCTCTCCAGTCACTGACGCCAGAGATTGCCTCTATTGCAGTTACCTTTCTAAATGCACCTGGTTTGAGATTACTGTATTCCAAGTTCAAGCTTGAACTGATTGGCAGTGAAGATGGATCCGCAGCTTCGTTCAAGTAAAAGAGATAGTACTCTTTGCCGCTGCTGCCCGTAGATTGTACACCTACCAACTGCGCTATACCACTCTTTAGTGGACTATATGTCTTGGCCTTATATCCTGTACTCTCTTGACCAATGGCACCAGAAGTAAATACCATTCTGTATGTACCAGGAGTCACGCCGCCGCCGCCGTTATAATCGATGTTATAATCGCCGTTGGATGGATTACCTCCAGTTTCCCCCTTGCCCTTGACAAGAAGTAGACCATTGAAGTAAACCGACTCAGAACCAGACACCATCTGGATTGTTGGCAAAGAACAAGTCGTATAAAGCGAACCTGAACCCTGGGTAGGTTGAGTTCTATTTACGATCTTTCTAGTAGATCTACTAAATATTCTCCTCTTCCAACCAACACTGAGTTGTCCATTCGTCCAAGAAATACCACCTTGAGCATTATTGTTATTTCTAACAATGTCGACATTGAGATTAGATTTCTTGACCACGTCGTTCGACTTGATAACACCTATCGACAAATCTTTCACTGCAAATCCCGTAGAAGGTACGTTATTAGCACTAGACCCAAGGTAGTGTGTCTGGACATGAGAACCTGAGAACTCGTCTGACGTTACCTTTTGCAAAGTAGAGGTACCCGATCCGGAAATAACACCTAATACATCTGTATCTCCAGCAGTGACCTTATCTGCGTCAAGTGCGTGCACTTGAACTGTCGAACCAGAAATGGTTGCAGTAAATGTGGCGGACGCACCATCCACATCATTAGCAGTTACCTTGTCTGCATCGAGAGTGTGCGCACTAGTTGTCGTGCCAGATACTGTTGTAAAGGTAGCAGAAGTACCGTCAACATCTCTAATGTTTGCTTTATTCACATCCAGATCAAAAATCTGTGCGAGAGCACCTGATACGGTTTGTGCGCTAAAGGAAGAACCACTGAAAATCGCATCCTGGTTACCCATTGCAGTAGCAATCGATACACTGTGGAAAATACCCACAGAACCTGAAATGGATCCCGTTACGCCGAAACGCTGTCCGCCGTCACTAACAGATCCACTCAAAGATGCACCCTGTATGGCACCAATCTTAATCAGAAGATCTTTACCTGCGCCTGAACCAGCATCACCCAAGACAATGCTCGCTACGCCTGCAGAACCAGATCCTGCTGCGCCACCGATCTGAAGACCAGCGCCTTCAGCAGAAGCACCTGATGATCCGCTTGCGAAAGGGATGTACTGCTTTTGCGGCACTTCAAAATGCTCTGAAGTAGACACAGCAGACGTTATCTTTCTAGCGGAAAGATCATCAACAACCAACTTGTAGAATTTACCAGAAGAACCGGATACATCATCAACAGTCACAACGTGCAGATTTGATGTTCCAGAAGAGGTAATGTTGGTTGCAATAACCTTTCTGAAGTCGCCAGCGTCAGCGTCTAGTTTAGCCAGTGTTGAAGTTCCAGAGGAAGTAACAACAGTTGCAATCAATCTATTGTGTGTACCTTCATCTATGTCTGCCTTGTGGACCTGCACTGTTGCACCAGATACAACAGTTGCGATGACCTTTCTAAAGTCACCCTCATCTGCATCTAACTTATGAATTGATGCGGTTCCAGATCCAGAGATCATGTACGCTGCTGCTGCTCTTGCTGTGGTCATCGTAACCCCATCAAAAGTTGCTTCTTCAACGTTAATAGCATGAATCGATGCTGTTCCAGAACCTGAGAGGGCGCCTTTCAATCCGCCGCCGCTGTAGGTGGCCAACTCAAATTTGCCTACAGTAAGCGCATCAACTGTCGCTTGGTGGAACGAAGAAGTGTTCGATGCCGAAAGAGCAGACAAAAACACATCATTGTAAGTTCTACCACTTGCACCAAGGTTTAACCATTCTCTAACCTCAGAAAGTGCAGCAGATCCGGAAGTTGTAGTTGAAACAAAACCACCTTCGTGTGCTGGTTGGTCGTCTGGTGACCCCATGCCAGAAAATCCTTTCTGAATTGGTGGTCCAGCGGAGTTAGATGTATCTGCGTTAAACCGGGATTCATCCGTTGGTGCTGAGACAGAACTGTTAGTTGAAGATCCACCTCCCTCGTTTCTACCAGTACCAACTCTCACACCACCAGCGATACTATCGTATGCGACAGTGATACTTGCTGTTCCGTTGAGGCTTGATGCTGCATTGAAAGTCACAGTTGCGATACTAGTGTTCGTTTCAAGTTGTGCCTTCATCTTGTTAAAGAAGTTTTGCGCAACGTCTCTCCAGTCACTGACACCAGAGACTGCTTCTACTCTAAACTCCTGCGCTGTACCCGTGAAGTTAACAGACTGCGCTGAAGGCAGTGCAGTTGAACCGCCATTTGACAAGAAGAACATAAAGTCTGAACTGCCTGTACCAACAGCTTGAATCAATTGCGAGGTGTTGTTAACAGGTCCATAAGTCTTGTTTCCGTTTGCACCTGTTGAACCAGATGTTAGGTTGATAACGTAAGTGCCTGCGACGGCAGAGGTTGATGGTTTAACCGATGGGAAAATACCATCTGCACGAAGTTCAAGCGAACCTGATTGAATACCCTGCACTGCACCACTTGAGTGAAGTGAAAGTCTAGTCTTTGCGTTGATCGTAAGACCAGTTTTTGAATCAGAAAAAATTTCACCAGTAGATCCAGAAATATCAGTATAAGCAAAAGCAACCTTACCTGCGTTTGAAGCAGTCAAGTGAACACCATCAGTGGTAATCTTTGCTATACCATCAAACCCTGTTCCGTTGTTAAACTGTATACTACCTTCGTTACCTCTCGCTGCATTTGAAAGTGACAATGCCGTCTTCAACTGTGCGAAACTGAAGGACCTAATATGCGCACCTGCAACAGGATCGTTGTTGGCGTCAAACTTGGTCTTGTCACCGATGATGAAAAAGTCTCCGTCAATGAAATCGACGTGATGTCTTGATCCCTGATTTACATCTATGTGTCCAGGTTGTATCGATCCGGATTGAAGGTCGCTTCTTGTAACTGCACTTGAACCTAACTTAACTGTTGTAATTGCACTATTTGCTAGTAACTTTGTACCTATTTTAGTAATAGCCATTTATATAATCTCCCTTTTTTGTTATTTCAATAACAAAACAAAAATACCGGGGGGGCATCGCCCCCCCAGGTGAAACAAAACTTACGAAATTGTACCAGATAGATACTGCACGACAAGAATGTCGTCTGCGTCCATGGTTAATGATTCATGCAACTCAACAGTCACAGGTCCACTGGTACTATTGTAGTCAATGGTATAGTCACCGTCGACTGGTGGTCTCTGTGCTGCCGGGGCAGGGATCAAAAGGACACCGTTCAAATACACCATCTCAGATCCAGACAGAATAATCGTAGGATTACCGCCTGCATCGGTTGACAGTGAAGCAGTAGTGTATAGTGAACCAGACCCTTGGGTTGGAGTACCCGCTCTATTTGCAACAGACGCTCTAGAAAATACCTGTCTTTGATGCCCTACGCTAAGTACACCGTTTGCAAAGTTAAGTCCGCCATTGCCGTTATCGATATCATAAACAATATCTCTATTCAAGTTTGATGCCTTAACAACCTGAGAAGACGCAATGTTTGTAACATTCAAGTGATACGTTGTAACACTGTGAGCATTAATGTTTGAACTTGAGACATGGTTCGTGGTTACCTTGTGAAGAGTTGCCAATCCAGATCCACTGATTGTGGTCACATCAAGATCATTAACAGTTGCCTTGTCAGCGTCGACAGTATGCGCCTGGACAGTTGATCCAGAAACAGTTCCAGTAAACGTTGCGGATGTACCGTCAATATCATTAACTGTTACCTTGTCTGCATCAACGGTGTGTGCCTGGACAGTTGCACCAGAAACAGCAGTGAATGTAGCGGATGTGCCGTCTAGGTCCAAAATGCTTGCTTGATCTGCATCCACCTCATGATACTGCACGAGAGTACCTGACAAGGTGTGGAACGTACCCTGGGAACCAGAGAACGATGTCGCTGTTAATCCCTTAGCAACGTCCAATTCTTGGAAGATACCAACAGACGCTGAAAGCGTACCAGATACACCGAAAAGCACTGCGTCATTCTTTCTGCCGCCATTGGATGAAAGCGAAAGACCTTGCGTAGATCCAATCTTGAAAAGAAGATCAGCGCCGGCGCCGCCACCTGCGTTACCGAGAACCACACTTGCAACTCCATTCGAGCCAGAACCAGCGGTACCACCGATCTGAAGACCTGCGCCTTCAAGGGCGTCACCAGCGGAACCAGACGCTGCTGCAATGATTTGCTTGCTAGTAATCTCAAAGTGCTCTGATGTCGTGATGCTTGACTTGTAGGTTCTTGCATCGAGAACATCTACAACCAACTTACGGAACTTGCCAGAAGAACCCGAGAGTTCATCTGCTGTTACGTTGTGAAGGTTTGATGTACCAGATGACGTAATGTTCGTTGCAACAACTCTACGGAAATCGCCCTCGTCGACGTCAATCTTGTGAAAGAGTGATGTGCCAGATGATGTAACAACTGTTGCAATCGCTCTGTTGAATGTGCCTTCATCAGCGTCAATCTTGTGGAAGGTTGAGGTGCCTGATCCTGTGATCACAGGTGCGACAACCTTGTTGAATGTGCCTTCGTCAACATCTACCTTGTGAATCTGTGCTGTACCAGAACCAGTGATGTTAGTTGTCTTAATAACATTGAATGTTGCATCATCTACATCTAACTTATGAAAGGTCGATGTCCCTGAACCTGAGATTGTAGTTGCTGTGACCTTTCTTGCGTCGACAATATCCACGTCCAACTTGTGAAGTGTGGAAGTCCCAGAACCAGACACTGTTGCAACGAATACGTTAGCGAATTTTCTACCTGCTGCACCGAGATTCAAACCTTCGTTTGCTGCTGGTTGAAGTGTTGAGGCGTTCAACTCCAATTCATCCGAACCGTTAATGTTGAATGATAGAGTTGTCTTTGCATTTACAGTAAGTCCTGTCTTTGAGTCAGCGAAAATTTCACCAGTTGAACCAGAAATATCAGTGTATGCGAATACAACCTTACCGCCGTCTGATGCGGTCAAGTGAATGCCGTCTGTTCTAATCTTTGAGATTGCGTCCATAGCGTTTGTGCCGCCAGCGCCGTGGAACTGAATGTGCCCCTCGTTACCAACTGCTGCGTTTGATGCTGATACCGCCGCCTTTAAGTGTCCGAACGTTACGGTTCTCATGCCACCGCCGTCGCCCTTCGAGGCAGATACAACTAAAACATCCGCATCATCGAGATGCGCTATGTCGCTTCTATCTTGAAATAGGTCTAAGTGACCAACCTGAATTGAACCTGATTGGATTTTGTCACGAGTGATTGCCCCGTCCGCAAGTTTTGCAGTGGTTATTGCACTGCTGGCTAATAGTTTTGTGCCAATTTTTGTCTTTGCCATTTTTTATATGCTCCTTAAAAAATATTTGGATTTATTTTATTTCACTTATCTCACTTAAACAAAACCAAAACCAATAAGAAACAAATAAACTAAGAAAATAGTATTTTTTTTAGATTTCTAACATTATTATCAAACTTACAAAACTCGGAGTTTAAAAACTCCAACGAAAGAGCTTGGCACTGACCTAACCTATCATCAAACTCAAAATGAAACTTTCCAGATTCTAACCGCTTGCATCTAATAAGATTCGTGCCCTTTAATTGTAAGAAGGCTGCGATGCCTATGTCCGATGTTATAAAATTCATTGATATGTTCCCTCTTTTACAATTAATTAGTGATCAATCTTTAACAAACACTATATTTGTGCCTGGAGAGTCATCCAATTGTACCATTTGTACAGAATATCGTGAGGCGGGGTCCAGTCGATAGACTTCCTTAAGGTTTTCGAAAAAATTCTCACTATTTTGTCTATTTTCTTCTATTTCTTCTAATAACAGAACCTTTTTTACCTCGTGATCTCTCATATAGGAACCGTATCCTGTTATTTTCTCGTCCAAGAGATTTCTAAGGTGAAGGAAGTTTTTCGTATCAGCATCTGATACGACAATGAAAGAGTCATCGAACTCTTCTTCCTCCTCTATGTCTTCCTCATCCTCCCAATCGTCATCAAAGTCTTCCGGATCCAGACCGGATTTCAAAGTTTCTGCAGCGAGAAGCGCTTTATTAGCGAGATCGGGGTTTTCTTCCCTCAACTCGTTTAGCATGTTTAGTAGTTTATTAAGTTTTGACATGATATTCCTCCTTATGTCACGATTCGTCTAGTATATAACTAAATAGTATGTTTTCTAAGTTTGCAGGTGCTTCAGTAAACGTAACTGTCCTAGAAGAGACCGTAAAGTCAAAATCCCCACCTTCCGTCATTAAGATGCCCGATCGAAAGACCATGAGTGTGTTTGCAACAAACGCATCGGGTATAGTAAATTGAGTTCTGGTACCGTTTGCAGTCTCGGTTGGCGACTGAGAGACTTTATAGTTTGTTGTTGTAACGCCGCCAGCACTGGATCCGCCTCCTCCGCCAGACGATCCACCCGTAGCAGAAGAAACTGCCGATGTGGTGGTCTCTCCGGGATTACGCATAGGTCTGTTGGCAGCAACCTTATCGTCCAAATCCAATATCTCTTGAGTAGTCAATCCCTCCAATCCATAGAGGCGACCCGTTGCAGTGTCCAAGTCATCTGCTGTGATGATCCTTTCTCTCGGTATCTTAACCTCCACTGCATTTTCTCTAATTGAGTAGTTTGGTTGCAACCTATTCTTGCCTTCTCCGGTCAACCACCCGAGCACCTCAATATTGACCTTTGTTTCGAACTTTCTCTCCTCATTTGAGAAACTACTAATGTTATTGTTCTGAGAGAAGTCCTCCTGTATGAATGCCTCGTACCTGAGTCTATCATCTTCAATTATGACATAGTTTATTCCGCCAGGTCGTGTTATGAATGGGGTGACTGCCTGATTCATTTGCTCTTGATATTCTGTCCTTAGTGTTATTTCATACTGTACGGTGACATAAACTGGAATTGGTATCGAAACTGTTTGGTATACAATCTTTTCATTTTTTATTGCAAAATTTAATTGACCTCTTCTTTTCTTTGCACTGGCGTTTGCAAAATT